GGTGGCGAGAAAAAGACTTACATACATACTAACTTACAATATGTAATGACAACTAACAAAAAAGCCATTGAAAGAGTTTTCGACTTGGTAGAACAAGGAAAAAAACTCATTTTAGATGGCAAAAAAGAACTAGAGGTTCGTAATGAACTAGACCGATACCACGACTTGAGATATGTGGTGAGTTATACCACCAAAAACGATGACATCAATAAAGTCATGACGAGGTTATTCAATTGAGTCTAGACTCCTGGAAAATAGCCAACGAAGGCTTGCAGATATGGGCAGAAAAAAACAAAATCAAAACAAGAATTCAATATTTTTGTGGGGTTTGTGGTTCTTTTGTCTCCAAAGACCGCTTGGAGTGCAAAGTCTGTAGAGAGAAAAATGAAGATTGAAAGAGTTTGGGCTAGGGCGAACGCCCGAACCTTTCAAATCTCCCCTATTTTTAATTTAATTAAAGAAGAGTTTGAGTGTGGTTTAGCAGATGTGTTAGACCCCTTCCCATTTCAAAGTAAACAAGATTGTTTTGAGTATTTGAATAACATACCTGCTAATTCTTTTGATTTTGGCGTTTTAGACCCTCCTTATACAAAACGCCAAGTTTCAGAACATTACAAAAAAAACGGTGGGTTATGTAGTTCCTGGCAAACTTCTAGCGGTTGGACTGCTAAAGTAAAAAGAGAAATGAGTAAAAAAATCCGGTCCGGTGGCAAAGTAATATCTTTTGGTTATAATTCGTTCGGATTAGGAAAAATTAACGGTTTTGAAATAACACGCATTTTATTAGTTAATCACGGTGGAGACCGTTACGACACAATATGTACAGTGTCAAAAAAATCACTTGTCCTCTAAGTCGTGTTTTTCTTTATTATTGTACATAAAACGCAACACCTCTTTTTCCACTCTATGAATACAGCGCATATTGTGAATGGTTAAACCTAGTATTGCCAGGCTTAATGCAATTGTATATTCAATCATTTGTTAGCGTTGTGAATTTTGAGTAGGGCTATGGTCGAAATTGGTGTGATAATAGCTGCCAATAATAAGCCTAATACTGCTAGTGAAGATTCCATTTAATCACTCTCCTCAAAGATTTCTTCTCTCAAGAAAAATACTAAGCGACAAGTTTTCAAATCATCTAATGAATGTTCATCTAGATTACCTTTACAAATAATACAGCGATAATTAGGCATTAGTTTCTACCCCTAACATAGACATTGCATAAGAACCGCTTGATTCGGTTGTAACGTTGACATATTCCCCAGCCTCGAACGTAATGTAACAAGGGATGTTTACTGGTTGGGGTGAATTATCCGAATAACCACCGATTAACATTTTTCTATTACCTGAACCTGAACCTGATGCACCACCTTCTATAATTAATTTTGCAGAACTTGAGTTTTGAAATGGTTGTGCGTTAACTTGAAGTAAAATAAAAATTTTTCCAACTGGAACAACGTAATCCTGAATATCACCGCCAATTGTCTCTACACCCATTTGTCTAATGTTTGCACCAGTTACTATACCACCAGTTGAAACTACTGGTAAGTGAATTATTTTTGTATCAGCGTCTTTTAAAAATTTGATTTGACCATAGCCTATTACAATTGGGTCTGCCATTACAACACTACCTCTATTGGGTAAACAGTGGAATTAATATCTACAGCAGTTCCAGTACTGGTTGAATTACGCATACGCAAGCTACCACCCTCACCGCTTGCTGTGCTGTGGATGTGAGCACTAACACCCGATGAACCGCCACCTCCACCGAATGACATTATGTGGTTTCCTCCAGGTCTAGAACGTTTTGTTCTGCTGTTGTTGGAACTCTTGCTGCATAAAATGTATCTTGAGTTTTAGTTTGAACTTGTTGTTCAATTAATGATGCTACTTGTGCCTCAACTAAACACGTACCGGCCGCACCCGTATTAACTTCTAAGAAATTCACAATTGTTCCATCTAAAGTATCAAAAGAACTAGCTGCTAAACTAGAGAATTGTGAGTTTTGATTGTATGCGTAAGTTAATGCATTTGCTGCGTCATTATTGGTAATCTTTAGGGATACTGCACGACCTAGAAACCGGTCCGGAAAGGATATAATTTGATTGGCAGTCGCAGCTGGTAGAATAACCCTAATTGGAACTAAAAGGGGTAGGTTAGATACTGTGTAGTTAAACGGCACGGTATCTCACCTAGTTAAGCGGACTTGCATATCTTGCAAGGATTGTAACTACTGCTAGACCTGCACCAACAACAGTTTGTGTTGCTTCCCACTGATAGTTGCCAGGGCTTAAGGAAACGTTTCCTATTGGAACTCTTCCTTGAGTTGTTGGGCTCATAGATGGGCTATCTGCACGAACTGGAGTTGTGTTTCCATTCTTGACTAGTTGAAATCGGTATACTGCACCGGCTCCACCATCAGGATTCATTACTAAGTCTTGCAATACATTTGGAGTCAATATCAAAAAGTTATTCTGTCCGGTTTGTTGGTCTGTCATAAATTGAGGCACGTTTAGTACCGGAACTGCCGGTATCACATAAGTGCGTTGTACGGGAAGTGCGCACATTATACCCCAAACTCCATATTACCAACTGATGGTGTGGCTTGTTGACCACCTAGAAAACCTGTTATGGCTCCTAGACCACCGTTAAGAATGACTGATGTTACTGCACCAACTGCTCCGCCTGCTGCATAAGCTGCGATTGGTTGGGCTATTCCAGTAATTGGACTGCCTGGTAAAATTCTGTTCATTACAGTTCCTACTAGTGCTGCTGCACCAATACCTGTAACGGCTTTACCTACAATACCTGATGTAAGTATATTTTTAGCTGAACTACCTGCACGTCTTGTTCTGGATTGTTTTCTTCTTGCCATACTTTTGATTGGTGTTCTTCTATTTGAACTTGACGATTTACGCTTGGTTTTTGACGATTTACGCTTACCTTCAAAGGCACGTCTTGCTGTTTTTCGCACCATTCCTTTAGTAGTTCCTTTACGTTTACGTTTGTTTAATGCTACAAGTTTTTTTGTTGCTGCTTTTTGTGCAGCGGTTCTTCGTTTAGCCATTAGTTAAAGAAGCTCCCGTATTTCTGTGCGTTAGTTGCAATAAGTGCTTGCAGTTGAGAGTTTTGGTTTGAAGCTGACCCATAACCACCATAATCAGATTTTTGCCTAGTAACTGCGATTTTTGCTGCTTGAGGCTGTGATAAAACTGATAATGGTTCTGCGACATATTGAGTAATCCGTTCTAAATAACTGTCTGATGTTTGTGGAATTGGAATGGCTGCACCGCGTGGGCTTGGGATTCCCACTATAACTTCAGGTTCAGGTGTTGTTTCAATTGGGGTTGCTGGAGGTAATGGGGAGGTATCTACCGGTCCGCCGTTTGTAGTTGGATTGTACTCTTCGGGCAAAATTACTGTTTTTGGGTCTGTATATTTTGAAGGGTTTGATGATAATTGTAAATCAATTAATGGTTCTCCTGGTGTTGCTTCTGCACCAAATGGGTTTAACGCACCTGTAAAACCAGCAATTAAATTATCTTGAAATGCTTTAAAACCACCGCCTATTCTTTGACCTATTCCACCGGCACCACCTAGGGAAGTGAAAGCGAGCAAACCAGCACCAAGTATGCCAAGTGTAAATAGGGTGTTAAGGTTAACCATAAAAGTTATGCACGATATTCGTATAAAAAGTTATAGAAATCGTCGGCAAAACCCGCAATAATCTACGGAATACGTTTCTTTTCCGGTCTCGTCGACTTTTTGAATGATTCCCCAGCCTAAATAACAAGCAGTACATAATCTGCCCTTATACAGACATGCTATCGATAGACTCTTGCATGCTGTTTTGTTGTTCTTGTTTGCCATTAGGTTTTTTGTTGACTAGTTTAGATAAAACGTTTTTGATTTCTTCGGGATGTTCTGCCAGTAACTTCTCTGCGCCCTTGATAACGCCTGGATTTGACAAAAATGGCCGGACAGAAGCGGGTAAAATAGGTGATAAGCCTGAGATTAACTCACTAATTGCACCCATAGGGTTATCCTCATCATATTCTTTGATTGTTAATGGTTGTTTAGAACGGTTTACTTGACCTCTTAACTTTTTGTTTTCTTTTTCCAAATCGCCAATAATGAGATGAAATCTATTTCTTTCTTTTGTATGTAAAGGCGAGCTTCTGAATAGATTTTTAGTAATGACGATACCGGACACACTAGCCCCAGCCACAGCAAACAGAATAATAATTTCATTAATAATTGTTTCAAGCATATCATTTAATCCCTATTGTAACCAAATCTTTTATGATGCACATAACAATCTTCACATAATTTGTTATCATGCATTGATATTTTATCAAATTCTCCCAAACAATATTTACAATTCATATTAAATAGTTGATTTTACTTGTATTTTACTGTTATTTTACCCTCTTTCCCCCCTGGAACCCTTCAAACACCCATGTTTTTAGTCACACTTATGACCGAGTGTATCCTATCCTAAGCATTAAGGGACTGGCAGAATGGGGGGAATTGCTAAAAATCCTCTGGGGTTGTGGTAAAACCACCACACAGTAAAAAAGAAGTTGTGTGGTGGCGAGAAAAAGACTTACATACATACTAACTTACAATATGTAATGACAACTAACAAAAAAGCCATTGAAAGAGTTTTCGACTTGGTAGAACAAGGAAAAAAACTCATTTTAGATGGCAAA